TAAGTGATGAAAGGAAAAGTGATGAACCAAAAACAACCTAAATTATGGGAAGTAATAGCCTCTTGCATCATGGGAGCGACTATTGGAATTTCCCTAGCCCTTGTCTATATCTACAGAACAGGAGGCTTCTAATGATTAACAATGACCGCTATTACGAGCCTGAAGATGACGATTCAGATTTGTTGGATGAGCGCATTGCCGATCTAATGAAAACTGATTACGACCCTACCGATTACGATAACTTTGCTGAATGTATTTCAGAAGCTAAAGAGGCTGACAGACTAATCATTGAGGAAATGCTCAAAAAGCATATTACTGAAAGAGATTATGCAGCCCTTGGCAAGAAGTTGTTTTACATGGCTTATGAGCGCATGGAACAATTTGCCGAGAACCATGCTCAAGAAGATTATGCTGCTGGCTATTTAAACGACTAAAGGAAGAAGTGATGAACTATAAAGAACTAAGACAAATCAATGTTAATGAATTTACAGAGCGCAAAGGTAACTTAACCTACCTTTCTTGGACTTATGCTGTGGACATCTTGCTCCAGCATGATCCGATGGCTACCTGGGAATGGGGAGATATTGTTTATTTCAACGAAAGCGCAATGGTTTCATGCTCGGTAACGGCTCTTGGAAAAACCATGAAGATGCAGTTGCCAGTAATGGACAACCGCAATCAGGCAGTTAAGCATCCTGATGCAAGAAAGGTAAGCGACTCTCAGATGCGTTGCCTTGCCAAGTGTATTGCTTGCTTTGGAATCGGCTTATACATCTATGCTGGCTCTGACTTGCCTTCTGATGCCATAGATGAAGAACCAGTAGATTTGACAAAAGAAGTTAATTTTTGGCTAGAGCAAATCAATCTTTGTAAAGATATAGGAGAGTTAAAGGATGCTTACAGTAAAGCCTATGGAGTCGTTGCAAAAGACAAAGCAGCAGTCGCTAAGATTGCCTCCGCCAAAGATGCCAAAAAAGCAGAATTGGGAGCATAAGGCTTTGTTTGATGAAATCTTACGCAAAGCAAAGGAGGCTCTGAAATGAGCCTTTTAATAGCCTTTTTAGCATTAACTGGAGCTGTTGTTTGGCTAGTGTTAATCGCAATGCTTATTTATATTTGGATGGAATAATGACCACATTTACTACAGAAGATCGAATTGAAGCTATTCAGCAGGGAACTGAAGCCTGGCATCAGCTTCGCCTAGGCAAAGTTACCGCCTCTAGAGTAGCCGACATATTGGCAAAGACAAAGACAGGGACTTCAGCTAGTCGAGGAAACTACCTGATTGAGCTTGCCTTGCAACGAGTTACAAAGACCATAGAGGAATCATATACCAATGCAGCAATGGAATGGGGAACTCAAACTGAACCCCAGGCTAGAGTTGCTTACGAGGTTTCTACAGGGAACTTTGTGGATCAGGTTGCATTTATTGACCATCCATCGATTGCTGGCTTTGGATGCTCTCCTGATGGACTTGTTGGAGCTGATGGGCTTATTGAGATTAAATGCCCTAATTCAGCAACTCATTGGAGCTACATCAAAGCTAATGAGCCACCAACCAAATACTTTATTCAGATGCAAGCTCAGATGGCTGTAACAGGCGCTAAATGGTGCGACTTTGTATCTTTTGACCCTAGGATGCCTGAAAGAAGCCAGTTGTTGATTGTGAATGTTCCTAGGGATGATGAGTTCATTGCCAACATGGAAGCAGAAATCAAACAGTTTTTAAGTGAAGTAGAAACAGAAGTTAATTTAATGGAGAAGCGAAATGGCAGTTAAATATTTTATTAAAGCAGCAGTATCAGAGTTCAAAGGCGATGATGGCAGTATGAAAAAACGCTATCAGACCATTGGCATTGTGATGGAAACTAAGCATGGACTAATGTTAAAGATTGAGTCTTTGCCTATGTTTGCCATGAAAGAAGGTTCTATTCTTGCTTACTTAAATGAGCCTGAAGAAAAAGGAGCTACATCAGCTCCAACAAAAGCAGTAGATTTATCTGATCTTGAATCTGACATTCCATTTTAAGGAGAATTACCATGTTTAAAAAATTACTTGTAACAGTAGCATCATTCTTTGTAGTTGGTTATGCAATCGCTCAACACGCTAATTGCTGGCAACAGTATGTTTGCGGAGGAGGCGGATGCCAATGGGTAACTATTTGCCGATAGGAGGTTTCATGGAACATCACATTTGGACTGTTTCAGGAACTGATATTACGCTGAGATGGAGGCTTACTGGATGGACTCCTCCATCAGAGCAGCAAGAATATCGAGATAAATGGGCCTACTGGCAGAATCTGCCTTTAAGGAAATTGGATGACAAGGCTAAAGAGCAATACGAGGCAGTATTGCGTAAAGCCAAAGTAGCGAGGATTAAATGATTATTGAGAAGATTCCATTTGCAGGAGATATGGCAATCCCTGAAGATGAGTGCGAAAAGCAATTCTTTGAAACTTTTCCTGATGTCTTTAATCCAAACGATGTTGCTTTAAGGGTATGGAGTCTAGCCTGGTCTAAAAGCAGAATCCACACCTTAGAGGAAGTTGAAGCTAAGTTAAAGAAACTTTAATACTTACGCATCGATGGCAAAGGCGCATCTTTTTGGCTTGATCCTTTGGACTTGCTTTCAGGATGCGCCTTACTCATTGGCTCTTTCTCATGCTTCTTTAGCTCTTGTTTCACTTCATAAACTGCATTACGCAATTTAATCATTTGAGCTTCTTCACGCTTTTCGTGCTTTTTTGATTCTTTCATTATCATGCTCCTAGTATGTCCATCGCTTTATGGGTTCGATCAATACGATCTTGTAATCCATGAGTTCCACCATTGATTCGCCTTGTAATGGTAGTCCAATCCTCATTATCTGCCAAGGCATTTAAGCCACGCTTATTCCAAAACCAGCCAGCAGACAAGGCAGCGTTCTCAGGCTCTAAAACAAGCTCAGGATGCTCCGCAAATGGTTTCCCTAGGGCTTCTCCGCATACTGTGTAATTTGTGCGCCCTGTGAGCTGTATAAGCCCTTTTCCTGCAAAGCGCCAGCCATCGCCTTCTTCAGTATTCCCAAGGTCTGCTCTACCGCCATAAACCTTGTTTGCAATCAATTCAGGCTTACGCTCAATCTTTTCGGCTTCTTCAATTGTAGGGAAACGGCTAGGCCATGTAGCCATTAAGCCTTTGGCTGAATAATTGAGGTTTTCACGCAATACCTTAAAAGATGCAGACTCATGCCCACATTGACCAATAAAGGCAGCTTGCCTTCTTGGAGTGTTTATTTCGTATTTTTCAAAGGTTTTATTTAGGGGTTCAAGCCATTTAGCATCTATACCCAAAGCCTGTAATTGCTCACTTGTCATCTTTTTTAGCCTTTGCATCAATAATTTTTTCTAGGGTTCGGCCTCCAAAATAGAAGCTCATAATTAGCATCCCCCATTGACCTAGCAACTCCACATAAGCACGATTTGTTTCAATCTCAAATGCTGATAGCATGGCAAAGGTAAAGTAACCACCCAAAATAGCAATTAATGTCATTGGTCTAATGTTTTTAGATAGCCATGAATCGCTATTCATGTCCGCTTCTTGGCGCTTAGTTAGCTCCTGGCTTTCAATGTTATCTGCATTAAGTTCAGCCAAACGACCTTCTTGTTGCATCTGCAATAGCTCTTTTTGAGCTTTGGCTTTGGCTTCAGGATCAGGAATGAACTTATCCAATACTTTCATTCCGACATCTAGTAAAGCTGTAATAGGTAGCATATTAGTTCCCCAATCTATTAGTTGTTGCTCTTTTTAATGTATTCATCTCAGACCGCAAAGATGATGCCGTAATTTCTAACTCTACTTTTTGAGCAGACAAGCCAGCTCTAAGTTCTTTTTGAACAGACTCTGAAACAATTTTTGCTTCCCTAGAATCCATTACTGCGTAATTTAGCCTTTCTTGGAGCTTAATGATTACTTCTCTTTGCTCTGTAACCTTTTCTTCTAGGGCTTCAACTTTGCGTTTTGATGATGAAGCATTAGAAGCTACGCTATCAAAGTCTTGATACATAGCCTTGACTTCATTAAATTTTGTAATTGCTTGATAACTAAAAGCACCAATTGCAGGGATGCCAGTAATTACTATTCCAGCAATCATGGTATTTTGTTTAGCCCAAGTTACCCACTTTTCTACAAAACCTTGAACCTTGTCTAATTTCTCTAAATCGCTCATTGCTCTATCTCCACACCATCTTTAATAATTTGATTAATTTTGTCTGTCTGATTGTAAAAAGATTGCCCATAGACATCTAGAAACAACTGGTTGCTTAACAGTATTTCATTCGGCAACCCCTGAACTAACTGAGGCTCAGAAAATACATTAGGCTGATTCATCGTTGGTTTCACAATGGTTTCCAATGACAGCACAAGGCCAACCACCGATCTTACTTTCACCCCTTGATTCGCTTGGGGAGTCACCTTTGCATCCGCTTGGGCAGTCGATGATGGAGCAGAGCTTTCCACTTTCAGGGCAGGTAATCCATCCATTTGAGTTGTCGGAGCATTGGCAACGCTCACCGCTTGAGTCGTAACCGATGTTGTAGCAGTATTTACAGGGTTCAGAGGAGAAACTGGGCTTACTGGACTCATCACATTTGTAGGGTTTGTTACGCTCTTTACGCAAGTATTTGTCGTTGTTATCCAACTTCCCATAACGGCTTGTGAGTAAGGAGTAGGGCATATTGATGTTCGAGTCTGAATGATGTTGCCTGTGTATCCTATTTGGCAACTCAATGTTTGTTGTTGGCTTGTCGTTTGGCATGATGGAGGATCTAATACGCAAGTATTTGAGTAAAGAACCCAATCTGTTTGGGTAATTGTTCCATCGCTACAAGTTCTTGTTTCTTGCCTGTATCTTTTAAACCCTGAATGGTTTGGAGGGCAACTTTCAGTTCTATCTGTAAAGTTTGTAACGCAACTAATAGGCGCTTGATAACCGCTACAAAATGCTTGTTGCCAAACTGGACTATAAGCTCCTGGAGCGCAAGCCCAACAGTCTGAGTTGGCTGTGCATGATTGCCCAAATGTTGAGTTTGCTTGCCAAGAGCTTGTGCAGTAACAGGCTTGAGCATAAACATTACTTGTTACCAGTAGGAATAGCAACGAGGCTAGGAACTTTGCCATATAGTTTTTCAAACTTCTTTGGTTTTTGTTTAATCCATTCGTTACGAGCTTCATCACCAATTAAGCCATCAATAGGGCATGGAGTTCCTGACATCATCATCGCATCCCAAATTCTGTCATCAGCGCATAAAGTTGATACCGCAGCTACTTTTAGCCCTAAATCATTGAGAGTTTTGGCTAATTTAATTCTTTCGCAGTTCGCATCCGTATATACAGAGCCACCTGAAAAGCCAATAACTGTAGAAGATACAGCGCCACTTACAGGGATTCCGCATACATCTTGGCTAAAAGCGGACATTGAAGGAGAAATTGCAGATGGAACTGGCTGCCCTTGATACTTCATAATCATGGTTGAATCTTGAGCCATTGAACTTGCTAATGATGCTCCTATAGCCAAACCAATAACAAACCATGCTATCTGCTTCATTTAAGCCACCAATGAATAAACCAGCCTCCAATAGTGGAAAGGACTGAAAGCATACCAATTGCCAACCAACCAGCGCCTTTTTGTTTGGCTTGGTTGTCTAATAACTTTTCAATATTGGCTTCCATTTTGTCCATCTTTTTAGCTATGTCGTTGAATTTATCTTCATAGTTTTCAACTTTTTGCCAAAGAACACCATATTTAACTGGATCAAGCTCAAAAGACATATCCACCTCTTACGACTTTTGAATATATGCCAAAGCATAGTAAGGAGGAATGTTTGCGCCTACACCACTTACACCAGCATTAGCTACTGAAGTTGCTACTGTAATTCCAGTTGGAACTTGATTTGTTTGTTGAGTTGCTGGAGATTGACCAGGACTTCCTGTAAGCTGTTGCGTTCCGCCACCGCCTCCTGAAACTGAAACGGTATGAAAGTGACCTGGATCTGTAACTGTTGAAGTTGCAGCATGGGTATGAACAGGAACTATTGCATCAGCCGTTCCGCCAATAGCATTAACAGCATAGGCATTGCCAGCGCCAATAATAAATCGATCTCTTAAATCAGGAGTTCCGTTTGTTCCATCGCAAAGTAAATAGCCACTAGGAATAGAGCCTGTTGATCCTGACCATAACAAAATAACCCCTGATGGAACTACTGGAGCTGAAGCAGGCGCATTTTGCAAAATTGGGTAAATATTGTCTAAAGTTTGAATTAAGACACCGCTAGAGTTTTGCAAAACAAACTTATAAGAAAATCCACTTAGTAGCCAAATTTGCTGAGGAAGCCTTCCTGCTGCATCCAAAACAATAGGATTAGGATTTGCCACATTTCCGCCATTATCGGTATAAGTAACTAATGGGGTAGAAGATCCTGCTTGGTATGTATAAATCAAGCCTCCAGCTAAAGGAACTCCATTGTCATCAAAAAATTGCTGACCTAATCCAAATGGGGATAAAAGAACTGATGCCATAATTATTCCTTGCCTATGTCTTTAAGTTTAGTTTTGCCTTTTTCAGCGTTTTTTGTCATTTCTTCTTGCAGTTTACTTGCTTGCTTTTTCTGAGATTTGCCAATAGTAAATTGAGCAGCCTTTTCGCCAATCTTTT